ATTTTGCGCACTTTCAATAAAGGAGGTAGCGATTATAACGGTAAGATGGGGGATATTCTTTGTGAACTATATACATCGTCAAGTTCTAAGTATTTGGGAAGAGCCACGGCAGACGGTAATAAAGGAAGTTGCAATAGACCTAACGTGTGCATCTTGGCATCTACAACCCCAACTGGGTTCTCAGAAGGAGTTACACGATCTGCTCTTGAAAAAGGATTGTTGGGGCGATTTCTTGCTTTTTTTGGAGATGGTAATAAGCCTGCAACAAGACTTAGATCTTTCCCAAGTATAGATTCACCTACCAGAGGAAAATTATTAGACATAGCTAACTTTACACCGGAAATTAATTATGATTTAACTATTGGAGGTATTGAACAGCAAGTACAGGAATTACAGGCTACACCGGCTGCTACTAAAAGACTTGACGAGGTATTTGAAGAGTTTGATAAATTACGCACTACAAGTGATAAAGATGATCCAATGCTGCCAATTACGGCAAGACTTTATCAGCAAATGGTAAAAATTACAATATTACATGCGATTTCTCGTATAGGTGTTAATGCAGTAATTGATCTTAGTGATATAAAGTTTGCAAAAGACCTAATTCTGTATTATTATAATAATATGAGCGAAGCCGTAGCAACTATGGTGTATACCAATCGCAACGAGAAAGATTACGCAGACATTTTACAATTAATACCAAAGCTTAATAGCGAAGGTAAAGATGGAATCTCTAAACAGGAATTATCTAAGAAAACTAGGCACCTAGGTAAACGCAAAAGGGATTCTCTTTTAGAGGAACTTATTGAAACGGTAGAAATTGTTAGAGATATTCGTACTGTAGAGGCTAAACAATATACATATTATTGGAGGACTAAATAATGTCAATTAAACAAGAAGAAGAATACGAATTAAAGGATGGATTTAATGATAATATTGAAAATGAATTTTATCATGCCAACAGAGAATACATTAGCTCTAGTGGACTAAAACTAATACTAAATGATCCTAAGCAATTTTATAAAACTTATGTAGAGGGTGTTAGTCAAGAATTTGGCAATCAAAACGCAATGGATTTCGGTTCTTATATTCACGCACTAATTTTAGAACCTCATTTAGTTGAAAAAGAATTTATAGTATTTGAAGGCGCGATGCGCAGGGGCAAGGACTGGGAAGCCTTTAAAGAAGAGAACCAAGATAACGATAAGATAGTGATTACCTCATCACAAAAACGCCAAGCCGATAGGCTTATTGAAAACTTTGAAAAAGCTAAGTCTAAACTTAACGGTAAAGAAGTAAATATTTCATCATTTTTTATTGATGGGTATGCAGAGCAAACTTTATGTGGTACATTAGACGGTGTTAAGGTTAAAGTAAGATTTGACTACAGAAAGGAATTTGAAGAATACGGATCAATCAACGATATTAAAACAACTTCCTCACCCATCTCTGGAAAACGCGATGCCGAAGAGGTATGTAAGACTTGGGGTTATGACGTTAGTGCTGCACTTTATTGCGATATGGTTGCTAAATATACTAATAAAAAGCATGATTTTTACTTTGTTTTTCTTAGTAAAAAAGATAACGAAACTACAATCTTTAAAGCCAGTGAACAAATGCTCGAAATCGGTAGACAGAAGTATAAAGAAGCTTTAAAGATACTCAAAACAGCAAGGGAAACAGGTGTTTATTTTGAGGATAAAATAGAGGAGATTGATGCTATATGATTGATGACACTTTTTTTCCATTTGACTATCACGAAAACTGTGAGCTTGATTTACCGGATATACCAAATAAAATAGACGACATGTATTGTTCTTGCTTTTGTCCTATTGTTAAAGATAGTTATACTCTTGTAGCCAAGTTTAAAATTTGTACTGAATGTAAGAAAGAATATAAGGGAGATGCGTATGAATAATGTTAAAGAATTAGACCCTACCAAACTTACAAAGAAACAAGAAAGAGAATGCCGTAATGCCTTCGAGATCTGGAATAAGGATACACTAAGAATGCACCAGTGGGAATTATTTAAAGGATGGAAAGCTTGTTATACTTGGTTTGTTGCTAAGAAACAAAAGGAATTTGACGAGACCCTAGATGAAATGTATAATAGTTATAGGCAAGATAATCCAAAGGAGGGTTTGTAATGAACAATAAAGAAAGAGATCTACAGAGACACGATTTAATCCAAAGTCTTGTAAAAAGTACGGAAGAAATGAAAGCTCAGATAAAAGATTTGATTGAACTTGTTAAAGATTTAAAGACTAAAGGTAAAAAATAATGAACGGCAGAGTGGCTAGGGAGCTTAGAAAGATAACGGAATTTGAACCTAATTCTGAAAGGAATTACCAACAACTAGAAGTTAAAGTAATGAAAAAGATTTACCAGTTCGGTACAAATGCTAAAGGTGAGTCTGAAGTGAATTTGATAGACAAGGAAGTGCCTGCTTTTATTATAGAATGCGTAGATGCTACTAGAAATTTCTACCAGTACCTTAAGAAAAAGTATAATAACCCTTGGTATACTAAGACACTACATAAACTCCCGAGTATAGATCAGTTAGGAGACCTAGCAAAAACTATACTTGATGACAAGAGTTTACAAGAACCAGAAGAAGAAAAAGAAGACCAAAAAGAATAACTAGTTTATCGTGTATCAGGATGCACTCAATTCCGAGTGCAGCCCTGAAGCGAAATGGAGGAATACAATGGAAAAGAACGAATTTCAACCAATTGGTGCAGGTGAGTACTTACTTAGAATGAACAGAGCGGAGGAAAAGACTACTAAAAATGGTCATCCTGCAATTAATGTAAGTTATCAGGTTGTTAAGAAAGTTGGTGACGATGAAAATGAAAGCGGATCAAAGAATAGATTAATCTTTGAAACACTTTTACTTACACACACAAATCCTAAAGTTGAGGAGATTACTAGGGATCGCGTATCTAATTACCTAAAAGCTATTGGTGTTGATGGTGGTTTAGAAGGTGCTGGAGGTGATTTTAGTGTTCTTGGAGAGTATTTAGAGACTCCCTTTATTGCTAAAGTTAAGATTGAGCCCGGAACTAATGGTTACAAAGACACTAACAAGATTGTAAGCTTTAAGAGGCGATAAAGCACCGGAACTGATAATTCGGAGATTAGCTTAAAAAGGCGTAACCTGCCTCCTAGTACAGTAGTTTGAGGGACAATAATAGATCTTCGCCCAATTAAAAACTATTAGAAAGGTAATTTAGGATCGAAAATGGTTAGGGTGGCGGGCTACCGCCTTCAAACAAAAGCAAATACAAGGAAATTTAATGCACAACTTTATCTGGAATAGTTCTGATTATACTATAAAGATATGGAATAATGAGTTTCTAGGAAATTTAGTTGCCATAGATACTGAGACAACAATCGCGCCTTTTACTAGTACGCCTGATTTGGTTACCTTTCAAGCTTATGGTGGTGGTATTAATGTATACTATGTACCAAAAAATAAAGTACAATTATTTATAAACAAACACTATACGTCAAGTCTTATTGCTCATAATATGCCTTTTGATTGTGGAGTAATTCATAAACATCTAAATAATACTTGTTTATACGATCACTACGACAGAGAGCTTATATATGACACCGGAATTATGTACAAGCTTTTGGTATTGGCTACACAAGGTCAAATACCTTTTAAGTGGTCACTATCTTTTCTTAGTGCGAAATTTTTGGGAAAAGAATTAGTTAAAGATGAAAGAAGAGAGAACTTCTCTCAATTTATAGACACACCTTTAGAGGAGGTTCCTAATGACTATCTTGAATATGGCGGTATTGATGTTATTGCCACTTACAATTTATTTGGTAAAATTAAAGAATATATAGAGAGACACGATAGATATAAGACAATGTTAAGTATGCACATTCAGGTAAAGGGCGATTTGGCGCTTAATTCCATATATAAAAATGGCATTGGCTTTAACATTGAAATGCGAGACACGTGGTTAGCAGAAAAAGATAAAGAACTAAAGAAGCTTTCGGAAAACCTTGCTGATTGGGGTTTAATTAGGGGTGTTAAAGGATATAAATCTACTTATAAATATATTGTAGAAGACCTTCTTAAAATAGAGGTGCCTTATAGATATAAGAAATTACTTGCTAGAAGACTTGATTCTGGTAGTTGGATTTATGATGAAAGTGGGATGGTTGATATCTCGGGTAAAAAACGAAAAGTTAGTGAAGGGGATTCTACCCAAGGAGAACCTTCAATATCGAGTCAAAGGGAGGATTTAGAGGGGTACTACGATTCGCATCCTTTTGTTAAGAACTTTCTTGACTTTATGGAAATAGAGAAAGCCTGTTCTTTTGTGTCAAACATAACAACTGATGTTATACACACTAGGTATCAAACATTACTTAAAACAGGCAGAACATCGTGTAGCGGAGGAAAAGACGCATGTAATATACAGCAAATACCTAAAGTAGGAGGTATAAGAGAGATGTTTGTACCAAAAAATAAAGATAATGTACTTATAGATGTGGATTACTCGGCATTAGAGTTAGCTGCGCTAGCTCAGGTGTGTTTAAAAGACTTAGGACATAGTGTTATGGGAGATATGATAAATTCAGGCAAAGACTTACACAAGTATTATGCGTCTGTATTATATAATAAGCCGGAGGCTGATATAAGCAAGGATGAGCGTAGTGCCGCAAAGCCTGCTTCATTTGGTTTTTCCGGAGGTTTAGGTATAAAGACTTTCATTCAGTTTGCTAAAGGCTATAATCTTAAACTAAACCAAATCCAAGCACAGTCAATGAAAGATAAGTGGTTTAAGGCTTTTCCCGAAATGGTAGAGTACCTTAAGAACGATAAAGGGTACGTGTTTACATTAACAGGCAGAAAGAGGGCGAATACCACTTTTTGTGCGGAGAAGAACACGCCTTTCCAGGGGCTGTCTTCTGATGGACTTAAGTTAGCTCTTTATAACTTAATGAAAAAAGGGTACCATATAGTTGCGGAAGTTCATGATCAGGTACTAATAGAGTCTCCTAGAGATACATCTGGTACTGTCATTGAAGATATCCAAAAAATCATGGAGGATAGTATGCAAATAGTTATACCTGACATAAAGATAGGCACAGAAGGTATGGTGTTAGAACAGTGGACAAAATAAGCAATAAAGAAATTATAGATTTATTTAGAAAAAGTAATTATGCAAGTTTTACTAAATTTCTAGATGATTATTACACAAAAGAAGATGAACTATCCGGTATTTCCGGTAGGTTAGATAAAGATCAAAAAGAGACAAAGGTTATACGTAAAGGAGAGACCGATGCACCCAAATAGAACAGTATGCGCCGTATTGAGAGAAATTAGGGATCTAGATGAGAGAAAGAATTATTCTATGCTATTATCTCTAGTAGAGGAAGTTCAATCCTTAGTTAACAGAATGGAATCTAGCTTATATGACAAGGCTGATTACAAAACGTATAGGGAGAGAGCTAAGAAAGAATATAAGAAGTATAAGAAGTATAAGAAAATAAATAACGAGAGAGAGGATAACAATGACACTGACTAGAGGCACTACATATACCACCAAAGATAGTGGCATAAAAGTTACTATTATGGAAATATTACAAACTACAGGTACTTACTATAAATGTAGGTGCGCTATCGCACACAAAAATTTAAATCACTTTTACGAATTAAACGGCAAGTATACTCTGTTTAAAGATAGAATATTAAACTGGGAGGAAGTTAGTGAAGAGAAGTGAAATGGTTAGTGTATTAGAAAACACCTTAAATGGTATTATTAGTAAAAACCTTATAGACAAGGAAGGTACGTATGCTATCGCAGAGAAGTTGTTATCTGTAATAGAAGAACAGAATATGCTACCACCTGCATATATACCTAGAGGAAATAAAAGTATAGGGGATTCTGTATGCGAATGGGAGGAGGATAAACGAACATGTCGGAAAGGTGTGTCCATGAAGGGGTGCCGTGAACGGTACAGGTTAGGAAACTTCTATTAGGCTTTATACCGTATAATTCTGAGGTGGCTTATAATAAATGCAAACTATGTAAAAGCCTTCTTATAGAAAAAGGGCTACAACCAAACCATATGAGAAAAATATTTGAACAAGGGAAACTTAATGATTAAACAATATTCTATTAAGCCTAAAGATTTTCAGAAAATTAATACTTTTGTAAAAGAAAGGTTAAAGGATTCAGGATTATACCACAAGAGAGGTGGTTTCAAAGAAGAAGATCTCTTTGTAGGTGTTATGGCTGAGTTTGCTTCTTATTATTACCTTAAAGAAAGAGGATATGAGATTAAGAAGCCTGATTTAACTATATATGATAAGAAAGATAAAAGTTATAATGCCGACCTTGTGGCGGGTAAAAAGAGAATACATGTAAAAGGGCAGAGTTTAAAGAGCCAAAAGAGATATGGAAACTCTTGGTTACTACAGCGATATGATAAAATAGTACAAAAGCCAATACAGTCTCACTACTTGGTTCTTTGTACTGTAGATGTTGAGAGTGCCAAAGTTGATATTTTGGGAACGCCTAGTGTCGTAAGTATTCATAATACAGATAGTTGGGGTGAATGTAAAGTTTGGAGTTTCCAAAAAACTAAGGTTGCGCTTTACATGGATGACCTATATACTAATATTAATAATCTATGGAGGCTTTAAATGATTTTAAGGAATGTATTATATTATGGGGAGTGTATACTTTTTGCTGCTCTCCTATATCATTGGGACATTCATTTAACAGATAAGCCTTGGGTTGTACTTACCTTAGCTACCTTAAATGCAATTTTAATGCAATCAATACTTAATAATTATTTACCAAGAAAGGAAAAGGAATAACAGTGATTGACTCAATACTTTCGATTATAAATAAAGTTATACCAGATAAAGATGCTGCAGCGAAAGCTGCTGTTGAATTAGATAGAGAGATGACTAAGCAGATGGAACTTAAGTCTAAAATAATTCAGGCTGAGATTTCGGAGGGAGGTATAACGAGTAAATGGCGTCCTTATACAATGATTTTATTTGTTGTAATGGTTGTAGGGCACTGGTTTATGTATGATGTAGTTCCTTTTATAATAACTACTTTAGATATAAATATATGGACACCTCAAGATCCGGGTTTTACAGAAGGTTTGCTTGACGTAATTAAACTAGGTCTAGGTGGTTATATTGGTGGACGTAGTTTAGAGAAAAGTATAAAGCTGTGGAAAAGGTAACTAAAGCTTACCTAAATACCGAGCTATAACAAATAAGCTAATAATAACACCTATAATTTTACCCATATCAACTACAGACTTAAATATATATTTCTTAGCTAAAAATGGCTGCTCTATGAGGGCAAGCCTTGCCTCTTGTACATTATGTAGACTCTCTAGAACGTCTGTTCTTCTCATATGTTCTTTTAGATCCCCTTCCATACGAATTTGGCTCTCTCTAACTGCCCTTAAATCCTTTTTTAGCTCTTCCATACCATTTATACCTTTCCTTTATTTTCTCTTTTATTTTTTATTTTTAGTATCTAGGATTACTCTTATCCCGTTTTTGCATTCTAAAAAATCTTTCAGGCTCTTCTTGAATTTGTGGGATTTCGCCATTTTTCATAAGCTTATCCTCTAACCTAAGTTTTTGATTAAGAGAAACATCCATACCGTTCAATTCTTCTCTCAGTTGCTCTTTTTCTTCTTGAGAGTAAACTCTACCATCAATTCCTTTACCTGGAGCAAAGATATTTTTTAGTTCCGGCATTTTACTGGCTTCATTCATCATCATTCTAACACTTTCTTCGTCGCCGTCTCGCAAAGCTTGTCTAAAAGCATCTGCCTGCTCAGGACTATGGTATTGAAGGGCTTCTAGAATTGAATCAGATTTATTCTCAATATCAGCATAATTTCTTTGTATGGGACTTTCCATAAGAGTTATTTCAGCGCCAATAGACGCTATTGCTTCTTGCAAATAACTATCATTTATATCATCACTATATGAGGCTACTTGAGCTGCCATAACCAATCTTTTAAGGAAAGGGGATTCAGTATTATTAGTTAAATGGGTGCTTACTTTATCTAAGACCTGTGCCATTCTACTACCTGTTTTAGGAGATTTAATATCAGTATTTATAGCTGCGCCAGCCGCAAGAGATAGTGCAGAGTTCCCTCCTGAATTTGTCAAAGTATTAGCTATTAATAAACCCCTCATTCCTAAAGCATTTTTAAGCACAGTCATTGCACCTCCTCTAGAGGCATCCGCTTGTGTTTGAGTCATTCTTTCAACCAATAACATGTCGCTATAACTTCTATTTATCTCTCTATAAGAGTTTGCTATAGTTGGGTCTACCTTATTTGCTTGGTTAGCTACGTCATCCATAATACTATTAAATGTTGAGTTTAATTGTGTATTAAATGTTTCATCAGTAGATAGTTGGCTTGCTTGCCCTGGTGTTCCCATTTTCGCGAAACCTTTAGAAACTTCTCTACCTGTATTAGATACGTCTACCTTTGTTCTATGGATTTCACTTGGGGTAAATGTTTTGAATTTAAATGTTTTCTTGGTAGAATCAACTACCTCATCCATCATAATAGGATTACCTTTAGCATCCATAATTGAAGACGGTCTTTTAACGGTGGTTGGAACTATTTCTTCTATAGTATCCATGAATTGCCGCTTAAGTTTTGATTCATATTCTTGAGCAAGTTCTACGGTAGCAGGATCTTTAGAAGATAGCATATCATCAACGCCAAGTTTGCTACGCATTCTGTCGTATATCTTTTTACCTTGTATCTCTGTAGGAACAGCTTCTTCTAATTTAGAAACCGTTTTATTAAGATCACTTAGAATATATCCTTTGGCAGACCTCGCTTTCTCAGCAGTTCGAGAGAAAGACTGTCCTTTAAGGATATTTCCTAATAGAGGCTCTCCATCAACTTCAACCTTAGCTATCCTTTTAGAAAACTCTAAAGTTTTATCAGTCTGACTCATACCTCTAGTACCCGTCTTTCGTATATGTCTATTAAGTTCTTGAATTTGTTTACCAGAGGCAGCTATTGTTTCTTTAGTTGTCTCTGATGCAAGTAGACCTAAACCTTTACCTGTATATCTCATAAGGGCAGAAGCCCCTTGCATAACCCCAAAAGTCGCGCCTGTTGCTAAAGCGCCTACGGCTGCTGAACCTGCCATTTCATATGGATTTCTATCTTCTAATCTAGAAGCCGACGATAAGGCACCTAGGGCTAAAGCCCCTTTTAATCCTTTTATAGGAAGTACGGAACCTGCTGCTATATCCCCCATAAAAAAAGCAGTAGGGTTAGCTTTTTCTGCCTCATTTATAGATTCATTCCATTCATTAAGATTAGCTTGATATTCTTCACCAAAGTTCTCTATTCCCGTAGATGTTACAGCCTCTATTGCAGATGCAGCATCTTTTGCGAAAGGAACGGCTTCTACCATACCCATACCAAAAGATTTAACTTGCTGGACATCTCCTGCAATTCTTTCTTCTTTTGTAGGCATTAACTCTTCAGGTAATCTTTCTGTTCTACCTGTTTCAGGATTTACTCTATGGGTAGCTTGTGCTTGAATTTGTTCTTTAGGAGTACTTGACTCCGAAGCCTCAAACTCTTCCATAGCTGCTAATTCTTCAAATTCTTTTTCTTCATTATCTTGCATTACTTGTTCCCTCTATTAGCCTTAAACTGTAAGTATCTTTTCTTTTTTTCTTCATCCCAAGAGCTGAATTTATCTGATGAGCTTTTAGGCTTGTCTGCCGATTTTTCTTCTATGCCATATTCGTTTTTAAGATCCATAGAAAATTCATTGGCTATTTCTTTACTAAAAGACTTAGATCTAGATCTTGTAAAACCATCTACAATACCTGTCATCTTTTGTTTTCTTCTTTTCTCTAGTATTTTAACAACTTTATTAAGTTCTTTAACATCTTCTTCAGGCAGGCTACCCATAAGAAAGTTAGTACCACCTCTCTGCATCTTTCTATAAAATGAAGGAGATACTTGTGCGTCCTCTCTCTCTGCTTGAGTTAAGTTACCTACTTCCCCTGCTATACCTTTGGCTATTTTAAACCCAATAACTCCAGATGCAATTTCTGGGGCATCATTTATTATATTGTTTATATCGGTTAAAAGAAGACCTTGTTCTTGTAATTTTTTAACATCGCCTCTTTTAGAAAAGCTCTCTTTAGAGCGAATAGCTCTATCAGTATCTCTTTCATTTTGGCGAATGTCTCTATCTTCTTCTAGATTACCTGTTCTTATTTTTTCTTGTTCTAATTGTTTTTTTCTAAGCTCTAAGTTTCCTTGTGAAACTTCAAGTCTTTGCTGCTCAGCAGGGTTTAGACCTCCATTTTTACTAAACTCAAACCTTTCTCTAGCAAGTTTCCTGTCAATAAAAGAATTACCCGCCCTCATACCAAGGTCGGCACCTTCAACAGCACCTTCGGCACCTCCTATAATGCCCCCGACAGCAAGACCTGCAATAGAGGGGAGAAAGAAGCCAAGGGCTTCCATAAATTCGCTTTTAACACTAGGTTTATTTCCTTGCTGTTTACTTGCTTGAGAAGAAGCAGCAGCTTCTGTTATGTTGTCTGGGTTGAGAACTTCTCTTTGCAGATTCTTTTTTTGATGTGTACTAAGGTTTTGTCCTAATGGTGCGTTTTTTATTAAAGCTGACGATACACCTTCAACTGTACTTGATATGGATTGTGGTTCACGTTTCATATCTTGTTTCTTAAGTGTTTCTGCGTTTTGCTCAGGAGAAGCTCCTCCATACCAAGAAGCTGTGTGAGATATGTTTTCTATCTCAAGTTTCCTAGCTTCCTTAAGTCTTTTTTCCATATGAGGCTTGCCCGGTCTTTCAAAATTATCACTAAAAGATTCTGTCTTATCTGCTAGACTACCTGCTTTCTTAAGTTTTCTATTAGCTCTCCTCTCTGTTGTATTTAATTCAGAACTAATGAAATCAACCTGTGTATTAAGATCCATAGGATCTTTTCCTTGTTTCTTAGACATTGTCTTTAATTGTTCTAGACGAGAACCTTCCCATTGAACTAGCCCTTGTGCGGGACCTTTTATCTGTTTTTGTTTTGGATCAAAAGAGCCTGCTGTTTCATGAGCTATATTAGCTAATATTGCATTAGCGTCTTTTTCTTTGGTGCCGTTCTCAAGTAAGCGAGATCTTATTAGGCGCTTTCTTTTTTCTTCTTCAGTTTCTTTCATTTATTTTTCCCATATTTATTATTAAATCTTACGAAACTATCTAAATTACTCGGCTTAATACTAGGTCTGTTTGAAGGCATTCTTTTAGCCTTGTCAACTTTCTTCGCACTAATTACCTTAAGTAACTTCTGATAAGGGCTAGCCTTCATATTTTAATTCTTTATATAGAACAACTTTATGTTCTGTGTCTTCATATACGTTATAGTTGGCTTTCTTACATATCTGCACCAAAGCAAGAATCCATTGATTACTACTCTTATCTATATCACAAAAAATAGCTGTAGGTTTATACTTGTCTATAAGCACTTGCTCTAATCCTTTACCATTACCTTTGCTTCTACTTTCTTTGGTAG